ACTTATGGGTGATATAAGTAGGGCAGTTGCAAATGAAGCGAAATTTAGAGACGAAATCGCAGGTTTAAATGCGAATTTAGAACAAATTAAGGGCAATTTTGAGCAAATGCAGAAGGCAAATTCGGAGTTGACTCAAAAGGCAAGGGATGCTGATAAAGCAATCAAAGACCTCTCTAGTAAGTATGCTGGGCACGATATGGATAGACTTACTTTAGGCAAACCTGGACTCATTGAAAAGATTATTAATAAAGGCACGAAAGACGTGTTCAAAGAAATAAGTGATTTGACTGATCCCGATAATTATGAAAAAGATAATACCAATAATACTCCTGACAACGATTAGTGGCTGCTCCATTCTGGGTGGTTATACTCCACAGATATCCCCTGTAGAAGTCAATCGAGTATCGATGCAGATACCTATGTATCACCCTCCTATGCCAGATGGTGTTACCATGCAGGATATCAAGTGGAAAGTTCTAACTCCTACGATTATGAAAGAGTATCTAGAACTAGTTGAAGAAGGCAAAGCACCTGAATTAGCATATTATGCTTTAAGTCCTGATGATTATAAGACTCTGAGTTATAACACTGCAGAGATGAGAGCATACATCATCAAAGTGATTTCAATTGTTGAATACTATAGAGATCTAGAAAAAGAAATCGAACAACTCAACGACTAAAACCACCTTTACTAAACTCCCGAAATACATTACAATATATCTATGACATTATGGTTAGAGAAGAAGTATTTGCGTCTGGTAAGCACTAGATTTCAAAATGCTAAATGGAAGACAGAAGATCTATTTAACCATAGTTGCCCATATTGTGGCGATAGTGATAAGAATGATTACAAAGCAAGAGGTTATCACTTCTTGTACAAAAATAGTTATGTTTATAAATGTCATAACTGTGGATACTCTACAGGATTTAAAAACTTCTTAAAAGACCAAGACAAGATACTCTACAAAGAGTTTGTTAAAGAAGCATATGGTGGAAAGAGAGAACAGAAACTACCACCATCTCATGCCTTTAAACCAAAGTTCAAACCCAAACACCCTTTGTCAAAGATATGCCAAAAAGCGAAGGATGTGGATGAAGCAAGAATCTATTTAGAAAGTCGAAACATTCCTAAAGACAAGTGGGATGACATTTGGTTCATTAGAAATGCTCAAGAACTAAGTAGTATATGCGATAAGTATCGTGAGAGAATCTTAGGCAATGATGCGAGAATCATCTTGCCTTTCTACTCTCTTAATGGTACTCTTATAGGCATCACAGGTCGTGCTATAGGTGACAGTCGTCTCAGGTATCTAACTATGAAGTTTGATGATGACGAAGCACTTATCTATAATCAAAATAAGATTGATCGATCTAACACTATCTATGTCACAGAAGGACCAATAGATAGTTTATTCCTGCCTAACAGCATCGCTGTAGCAGGATCTGACTTTGGAAAACTAGATGAAGAACTTAAAGAACAAGCAATCATCATTTATGATAATGAGTCCAGATCCAAAGAAATTCTAAATAAACTTTCGCATGTCATCGATAATGGATGGCAGGTAGTCATATGGGATGACAAAAGAATCAGCGATTATAAAGACATTAATGAAATGGTTAATGCGATTGGTATAGATACAGTCATGGAGATTATAAATAACAATGTCTTTTCAGGACTATCAGCAAAATTAAAACTAAAGCAATATAAGAGGACATAATGGAAGGGATTTCAATTGTTAAAAGAGACGGAGCGAAAGAGGAACTTAATCTAGATAAGATACATAAAATGGTAACTGCTGCCTGTAAAGATATAACAGGTGTATCAGAATCTCAAGTAGAGATGAACAGTGGTCTTCAGTTTTATGACGGAATTACATCTACCGATATTCAAAACATTCTTATCAAATCAGCATCAGACTTGATCTCATTAGAGAATCCAAACTATCAGTATGTTGCTGCCAGACTACTCTTATTCCTTATAAGAAAGCAAGTCTTTAATACAAAGTGGAAAGATCAAGATATCTATCCACCCATGAAAGAATTAGTGGAAAGAAACATCGAGAAAGGTGTTTACGATTCAACATTAGTAACTTACTTTGATGATGAAGAATGGAAAAAAATAGATTCATTCATTCGTCATGATAGAGACTTAGAATTTACATATGCTGGTTTGAGACAAGTGGTAGATAAGTATCTAGTACAAGACAGATCAGATAACACAGTTTTTGAGACACCTCAATTTATGTACATGGGTATTGCCTGTGTATTGTTTAAGAACTATCCTAAAGAAAAGAGGTTGTCATACATAAAGAGGTACTACGATGCAATTAGCACATTTAAAATCAATATTCCGACACCGATTATGGCAGGGGTACGAACTCCTCTTAGACAGTTTGCGTCATGTGTTCTTGTTGATTCTGACGATACTTTGGGTTCTATCTTTAGTAGTGATATGGCTGTTGGTCGTTATGTGGCTCAAAGGGCAGGAATTGGTATCAATGCTGGTCGGATCCGTGGGATCGGTTCGAAAATTCGAGGAGGAGAGGTTCAACATACAGGGGTTATCCCATTCCTTAAAAAGTTTGAAGCAACAGTTCGGTGCTGCACTCAGAATGGAGTACGAGGTGGTTCAGCAACAGTGCATTTCCCTATATGGCATTCTGAAATCGAAGATATCCTCGTTCTTAAAAACAACAAAGGATCAGAAGACAACCGAGTCAGAAAACTCGACTACAGTATCCAACTCAGCAAACTCTTCTACGAAAGATTCTTAAGTGATGGTGACATAACTCTATTCTCACCTCATGATGTTCCAGGATTGTACGATGCCTTTGGTACACCTGAGTTTGATGAATTGTATGAGAAGTATGAGAGAGCAACTTCAGTACCCAAAAGGAAAGTGAGTGCTAGAGAACTGATTACTGATTTGCTCAAAGAAAGAGCAGAAACAGGTCGTATCTATATTATGAATATCGATCACTCTAACAGTCATAGTTCTTTCTTAGATAAAGTCAATATGAGTAATCTATGTCAAGAGATCACTTTACCCACAGTTCCATTAGAACATATTGATGGAGAGGGTGAAATTGCTTTATGTATTCTCTCAGCAATTAATGTGGGTACACTTAAAGATGATCTTTCCGAATTACCTAATCTATGTGAATTGGCAGTACGAGGATTAGAAGAAGTTATAGATTACCAAAGATATCCTGTCGTTGCTGCTGAACGATCTACTAAGTCTAGAAGATCATTAGGAATAGGATACATTGGTCTTGCTCATTACTTAGCAAGACATAAAGTTAAGTATGATGATCCACAAGCATGGAAAATTGTTCACGATCTTACCGAATCATTCCAGTATCATTTACTTAAAGCATCTAATGAATTAGCAAAAGAAAAGGGTGCATGCGAAGGATACGAAAGAACAAAATACAGTCAGGGATTACTTCCTATAGATCATTATAAGAAAGAAGTTGATGATCTTGTAGCACCCAAGTACAATTGTGATTGGAATGCTTTAAGAAAAGATATCAAAGAACACGGACTAAGACATTCTACACTTACAGCACAAATGCCTAGTGAGTCATCATCTGTAGTATCGAATGAGACAAATGGTATTGAACCACCAAGAGATTTCTTATCTGTTAAGAAGTCAAAGAAAGGACCATTGAAACAAATCGTTCCTGGATATAAAAAGTTAATGTCTTATTACACTTTGCTATGGGATATGCCTAACAATGATGGGTACATTAAAGTGGTGGCAGTAATGCAGAAGTTCTTTGATCAAGCAATTTCAGGTAATTGGTCATACAATCCTGAGAACTATGATAACAACGAAGTACCTATTTCTAGTATGGCAACTGACTTACTCAATACATATAAGTATGGATGGAAAACTTCATATTATCAAAACACTTATGATATGAAGACAGATGATAGTGTGGTTGAAGAAGTAGAGGTTATAAATACACCTGCCTCTGAAGACCCATTTGAACAGGAAGAATGTGATGCGTGCAATATCTAGAGTATTGAACAAAGAAGGAATAACACCTACTGCCGAAACCTTTAGACGCAATAGATTTGTAGTTCTTAGAAACTTTATTCCTCAGGGAATGATAGAATTCGCAAGGCACTGTTGGTTGAGAACTGAAAATTCCCAAGAATGGGGTAGTTCTAAGCAACAAGAACGATCAATTGTAGATACACCTGATGGTGCTGGTAAACAAATAGAATATGTATCAGAGAATATGGCAAATGTTCCTTTTGGCGAAGCAATGTTGCTAATGTTGAAAGAACCTTTACAAGATGCATTAGAATTAGAACTAGTACCAACTTACAGTTTTGCTAGAACATACTTTAGAGATGCTAAATTATTTGGGCATACAGATAGACCAAGTTGTGAAGTTTCTATGACATTCCCCATAGAATATGAAACAGATGACAAGAAACCATGGTCAATATGGGTATTGGCAGATCAAAATTATGTGGGTGTTGATTACCAAGAAGCATGGGATACAGTACAAGGTAAAAACTTTGAAGAAAGATTTAAGATGGGTGCTGCGAGAGTCTATCTTGAACCTGGAGATGTATTAGCATATCAAGGATGTAATGCTATACACTGGAGAGATAAACTTGTCGGCAAATATTCTAGACATATTTTTACTCACTATGTTGATAAGAATGGTCCTCTATTTAAAGGTTGCAATGAATTAGTATTTGATGGTAGACGAAGTATCTATGATGATCATGACCATTCTACGATAGCAGAACAAAGAAAAAACGAATATGGAGCAGAACTGAATAAAAGAGGTGAGGTTGCTATGCGTGCATGTGCAAACATAACAGATCCTCATACTAACGAACCAATATTACATGACGATTTTTAATAGAAACAAAGTAAACTTCCTCAAAGAACCAATGTTCTTTGGACAAGGATTAAACACACAGCGATACGATGAGTTCAAATATCCAATCTTTGATAAACTTACACAAACACAATTAGGATACTTTTGGAGACCAGAAGAAGTATCATTACAAAAAGATAGAAATGATTATCAGCAACTGAATGATGCTCAAAAGCACATCTTCACTTCTAATCTTAAATACCAAACATTGTTAGACAGTGTACAAGGTAGAGGTCCAGCAATAGCATTGTTGCCTCACACTACACTGCCTGAATTAGAAGCATGTATTATTGCTTGGGACTTTATGGAAACTATACATTCTAGATCGTATACATATATGATAAAGAATCTATATCCTAATCCTAGTGATGTATTTGATACCATACTAGAAGAGGAAGCAATACTCAAACGAGCAAAAAGTGTAACAAAAGCATACGATGATTTTATAGACACAGCAAAAAGATTCGATATTGGACATAAGATAGATAAAGAAGAGTTGTACACCAAGTTATATCTAACACTCATAAGTATAAACATTTTAGAAGGAATTAGATTTTTTGTTTCTTTTGCCTGTACTTTTGGATTTGGGGAACTGCGACTCATGGAAGGATCAGCGAAGATTATATCATTGATCGCCAGAGATGAATCTCAACATCTGGCAGTATCACAGCATATCATTAAGAACTACATGAAGTCTGAGAATGACAAACTCATGTTAAAAGTTATTAAAGATCAACAAGATACTGTATACAAAATGTATGAGGAAGCAGTAGATCAGGAAAAAGAATGGGCAGAATTTTTGTTCCAAAAGGGAAGTATGATAGGACTGAGTGCTTCCCTTCTTGGATCATATGTAGAGTTTATTGCTAACAAGCGATTAAGAGCATTGGGTATGGATGCTATATACAACATACCACAAAACAACAATCCATTACCATGGACACAACATTGGTTATCTAGTAGAGGATTACAAAATGCTCCACAGGAAACTGAGATAGAGTCTTATGTAATGGGTGGTATTAAACAAGATGTAACAAATGAAACTTTTAAAGGATTTAAATTATGAGCAGAGAATATGACAAGGTAGTAAACATTCAAGAAGGACCAATGACTAGTGTGGCATTCCCTAATGATATTGAAGATACAAAAGATGTTTTACGCAGAGAGATTATTACTACAAGAGTGGTTGATGGTTATCTAACTGAAGAAAAAGTTGTAAGAGACTATAATGCATTTGGTGACTACAATGATGTGACAACGATTAGAAGAATAGTAGAGGTCAAAAATGCCTAAGAAAAAACAAGCAGAAGTTGTGATCTATAGTAAAGACAACTGCCCTTATTGTGTAAGAGCAGAAGATGCTGCAAGATCACAAGGATTTACCATAGAAGTTAAGAAACTGGACGAGGACTTTACCAGAGAGCAACTCTTTGAAGAGTTTCCAGAAGCAAGAACATTCCCACAAATTATTTTCAAAGGTGAAAAGATAGGTGGTTATGATGCTTTAATCGGTCAAATCAATAAAACGCAAAAAACTTAATGGTATCATTAACAGACACATATTCGCGATATCTTATACATTGTGATGAATGTGATGCAGATTGTTCTATTGAACACAATCTTAGATTACCTTATCAATTACATTTTTGCCCATTCTGTGGCAGCCAACTAGATCTGGAGGACGGAGTCGACGAGAACGAAAGTTATTACGACGAGTAGATGAATATTGTTGGCATAGACTATGCCATGGGTTGTCCAGCAATCTGTGGTTATACAGGTGGTGAGTTTAATTTTGAAAACTGCACCTTCCATTATCTTATAGATAAGAAAAACCCACCATTCGCAAATAACATTATTGGGGATACAAAACCTGATTATGTCTCACAAGAGGAGCGATTCGATTGGATATCAACATGGGCACTATCTCAAGTGCTTTGTTATAATCCCGATCTAGTTGTGCTAGAGGACTACAGTTTCGGAAGTAAAGGACGAGTGTTTCATATTGCTGAAAACACTGGACTGTTAAAACACAAACTGTTTAAGACGAATAATCCCTTTATAGTAGTAGCACCTACAAAGATAAAGAAATTTGCTACTAACAAAGGGAATGCAAACAAAGATCTAATGTATGAAAAGTTTACAGAACAAGAAGGCATAGATCTCAAAAAACTATTAGATACAGAAGTAGAACATCCTATTTCTGATATCGTTGACTCATTTTACTTAGCAAAATATGGATATAGCGAACTTATTAGACAAAGCGAACTGTCTATGCGTGATGAAAACGATCTCGCCAAGTGACGAAGAAGTAGATACTCTCATATCAGAAGGAACTTCATCATTGACAGATTTCTATGATGCTTATGCAGGTAGAAGTGTGCCTGAGTTAAAATTCCAACCTGATGCTTATTATTCTACAAATTACTTTCTTACAGCATCAGATAACTTTCCCATTGAACCTCCTTTCATGGTGAAGGCAAACATCGATGCTTTTCCTATGCTTCATTCAAATGATGTATCTTCCTTTCTTAAGAAATACTTTAATCTAGATACCGATTTTGCTTGGTCTGAATATGGTTGGAGAAATCAAGTTCAATGGCATTCCGATTATCATCCTAATGGTATAGATGAATTCACTGATCCATTAATCTTACCATTAAGTTCAGATTGGACTTTTCAAGTTAAAAGCAAATCTGGCAAAATACATTCACTCAAAGTTGAGAAATACAAACCCTTTATATTCGATGGTTCCCTGCAGCATACAGTACCATTAGACAAACAAAATCCAGCCAAGTTCATATCCCTCAGATTCTTTGGTAATTTTAGATCAATCGTAGAACACTACAAAAATAATTTGTAAAAAGACTTTACGACACCCTCTCTTTTTTAGTATCATTATAATACTAGGAAAAAACATTAAAGGAGTGAATATGTCAAACTTAGCAAACGATACAACCCTCGAAAGAATCTTCGACGAGGTCTGTGAAATGTCCACTGCAAACATTCTAAGAGAATTAGATGGTGGTGTTAGCAGACCTGGATTGTGTGAATCTTTCGATATGAGAGTAGCAATGACTGATAGAAATAAAGTTATTAATCTACTCGTTGACAAAAGATTTGAAGAATTACCAGATGGTCCCTTTTAATAAAAAGGGGTTTACCACACTGGTACTTTTTTAATATGATTAACTTGATGATTGATAAACTGATAACGGAAATTGCTAGTCTGCTATGGGATCGGGATCAATCAAGAATCAAAAGTGAGGTTTCTGGCGTCTTCGGACTAGGGCAAAATGCCACTGTTAACCTCACACCCTTTTTTAATTTATTATGTAGGAGTGAAAATGAAAGAAATTGAAATAACAAAATTAAACCAAGACTACTTTGATAAGACTATCAAAAAGTTGAGAGCGATTGATAGTGAGATCAATAAAACCAATAAGATGCTACAAATTGCCTTTGGCATTTACTTGTTTGCATCAGGTTTCTTACTAGCAGTTATTATGTTTGACTTAGGTATCATGGTCTTATGATCAAAGTTATCTACTTAGATATGGATGGAGTACTCGCTGACTTCAAATCTGGAGTCGCGAAGATGCTTTCAGTAGTAATAGAAAATGACCATCAAGGTCATTTGGCATATGATGCTCAAAAAGAAAAACTGACTTCACATAGATTATTCAGACATTTGGATGTTTATCCAGATATGTTTGAATTGGTGCAGTTCTGCAGATCACTTAAAGATAGTCATGGTATACGAACTGAGATTCTTACAGCAACAGGATCTATCAATAGAGAGATCGTGGTTAAAGACAAAAGAGAATGGATTGACGAATGGGTTGATCCGAACATGATTGTTAACTGCGTAGAAAAGGGTGGATCTAAAAGAGGATTTGCTCAACCTGGATATCTGTTAGTTGATGATAGGAAATCAAACATCAAATCATTTACCGATGTCGGTGGGTTAGGAATCTTACATATCTCGGGAGATTCTAAATCCACCATTAATCAAATCAAGTCTATGCTTGATCCTGATTATGATCCTAATCAAAAGGAACTTTTTTGAATACACGTGAAAAATCTGTTGCCAGAGAAACATCATGGATTGTTTTTTCTGGCACTGTTATTAATTATCCTTTGCAACTTTTGTGCTTATGGGTTATTATTGACCATTGGGACATAACAAGTGCTTTCTGGATAGGCACATACACTACATTAATGATGACTGTATTCGCATGGTTGCGAGTATATGCTGTGAGAGATTATCATGACCGAAAAGAGAAACGAAAACGAATGTCTTGATTGCGGATATAAATATACTAGTCCTTTGAATAATGACACATGTATAGAGTGTCAACAAACAGGGGATAAGGAAAGATATGCCGACAAAGAATATCAAGTTGCCTAGATACGCAGTTTTTGCTAAACCAAGAACATCATCAGTAGTTCTACAAGAACTGCTTAAATCAGTTTGGGAATCTAAGCATAGAAAACTAGATATAGATGAGATGATGTGGTGTAATGGCAGAGGTGTGTCATTATACAGAACAGGCATAGGCACATTCTTTGAAGATTGCCCTGAAGATTTCCCACCTTTTAAAATTGAAGCATGTAATGTGCTTCCCGAGCATATGCCTTTCCTAGAAACATTTGTTCACAATAACAATTACATACCAATCTTTATAGATAGAGATAAACTCGAGTTGTTAACAAGTTTTTACATTTCCAGTCTCACATACTTTCATGATTATGGTATTAATAAGCAAAGAAACTTTGCCACTCCTCCTGTTACAGGATCAAGGAAAGAAGAATTCTTTTCTTGGAGTATAGATGAAAGACTAGAAAGACTAAAAGAAATTGTAAATATAGTTCTTGTTTTCCATGATAGAGATAAATCTATAAGAGCAAAGTTTCCCAATCATGTAGTGTTAAATCATGAGGACTTTAAAGATGATGTTCCTTCTGCTTTACAATTACTTGATATAGAATTAGAAGAACCAATATCATATATGCCACTGACTAAAAAATCTAAACACTTTGACATATCAACAGAAGAGAAGATAGCATTGGCAGAATTCGCAGAGTTAATGACATGAACCCAAATTGTAAAATAGAATATAGAGATCACATAGGTATCTATGAGAATGCCTTAACATTAGAACAGTGTGATTCTTTAATCAGTCAATTTCATTTTAGTAAAGATGCTGGTCAAACTAAAATGCGATCAGAATACGATCCATCCCCATCAATTAATAAGAAAGATGAATCTATGTCATTGCTAGATTGGGATGATTATACAAGTGAAGAATCCAAAATCACTTGGCAAAACCAAAAAGACTTTATAGAATACATAGAAGGTGCTATTGTAGGTCATTACATTGATCAACATCCTATACTCAAAGAAGCAAATTATAGAATCTTTCAAGGAAAAGTGCAAAGAACAGTTCCTGGAGAAGGATATCATATTTGGCATTGCGAAATAGTAGGAACAAAAGGTGAGGATAGAGATAGATTCTTAGCATGGTCAGTATTTCTTAACGATGTAGAAGAAGGTGGAGAAACTGAATTCTTACATCAGTCTGTCAGATTTAAACCAAAGGCAGGAACAGCAATAGTATTCCCTGCTTATTTTACTCATATGCATAGAGGGAATCCACCATTGAGTGGCGAGAAGTTTATAGCAACAGGTTGGGTTGAATACTTTTAGACTTTACGACACCCTCTACTTTTTAGTATCATATAAAGACTATAAAAAGAGGAGTAATTTATGGAAGAAATAAAAGCAATGCTTCAAGAGATTCTTGATAAGCAAAAGGAGCAAGATAAAGATCTTGCTAAAATTCACGATCTAGTTGATCAAATTGACAACAGGGTATAAAGATGACA